CTTAAACTCGACGTAGTAGTCGTCAGCAGCAAGTTCACCATCCCCGCGCACCTTGACCCGGAAGCCGTTCTTAGCGAACAAAGGAAGGTCAGTGATTGCGCCTACCTCCTTGTAGACGACTCCTAGTGCTCCGCCTCCAAGTCCGTCCTTGGCTTTTATCTTGAAGTCACTTTTAGTCGGCCCTGAAAGCTGTCGTGACAAGACAATTAGGTTACCTTCTCTAACTAAACTGAACTCTGCGTTTGTTCCTGCGTTGATTCCGCTAAACCTGTCTTCAAACCCAAAGTTATCAGATGCGGAATAAACAGAAGTTCCGTTGTGGTTGTATGATTCAGCATCTAAAGCAGGTGTCCCTCCTGCCCCCTTTGCAATTATCTCAGTAATCCTTGAAGTATCTGAGTGCATTGCGTGTGTAGAGTTCTCAGAGTATACCTTTATGTTATCTGTGTTATCATACTTAGTGCCTCCGCCTAAACCTGGGGACTGCTCAAGGGTCACTGTAATAGAGACAGTCGCCCCTACGTTTGAAACAGCTAAAGCCCCTGGTTTTTGGAAGTTTATAATACGACCTATGTCTTCAATAGACGCAGCGGATATAGTTCCATTTGCATCTGATGTCACTTTGACAGTTGTGTCTCCACCCGATCCAAGGCCTATATTGTATACTGTTCCACCTATAGACTTAGTCGTAGGATACGAAAAGACTTTATAAATATCTTGATTTACATACCCAGAACCACCACCCCCAGTTACAGAGACAGCACTTGTTGCGCTAAGTTTATAGAAATATCTATCAACTCTTGTATAAGTTAATGTCAACTGTGCAGTAGCAGGTGTCTTTGAGCTATAATTAACCTCAAGCGAATATTCTTTCTCGTAGTCTCCTTGCTTCACAAAGATCAGCGCTTCTTTATCTAACGAAGAAGAACGCGTAGTTTGATCTACTGAAACGGTGGAGCTTCTGTTGATGAGAAACGTCCCGTCAGCCACTGTTGTAGCCCTAAGTGTGTCCCGTGCGTTGGTGGTGCTTGCTGATACATCTAGATAAGTCCCAGCAGTCGTGTAGCCTCCTGTGGCGTCATTGATAGTCGCCTCGTCCCCGCTAAGAACATTGTAAGCGTGGAACTTAGTGCCATCGTGGATGAGAACATATCGCTCAGTTTCACTTCGGTTAACAAAGTGAATAAAGCTGTCCGCTGAGATCGCTGCGTCAGTCCCAAAGAGTTTCTTAACAAACCTAGTGCCGTTGCGTTTTGTTAATCCATCAACAACACTACTCATGAAGTTAACCTGATCGTCGCATTGTCCTGAGAACCGTGTGGCATCGGGCTGCTGGCTAACCCCCTGAATAAGGTTTGGTAATGATGTATTAATTAAAGGCATTATTAGAGTAGATCGTAGTTGCGGTTAATACCAAGGCAAGACGCAACGTCGTAGTTATCAAAGATGGTCCTGTCGGCTCCCTGCCCGTCCATCTCCTCGAGGTTATAGCGTGCTTTAAGTTCATCCCGGAGGATCTGTTGCTCAAGCTCCTGAGACCCGACAGTGCGTGCCTGGAAGACCCTTGAGGCTTTGAGTGTAATGTATCTCCGTGCTTGTTCGTGGAGATCAGTGAAATCTAAAAGGAACATCAACCGAACGTCAATGTCTCCTGTGAAAGTGAATGTGTTGTCTTCACGGTTAAACAGCTTGCCTCCGCGTTGCACAATGTCCTTAGAGTTATCTAGGGTATCTACGTGCATAATGTCATCAGCAAGAACGATCTCATTGCTGCTGTTGGGAGTAAGTGTTTGTTTGTTGACCGTATTGAAGTGCCATCCCTCTGATTGAACCTCGCGACTGACTTCGTCTAACACGGTGATCGCGGTGACCGCAGAGATAGGCAGAGTGGAAGTAACAGTGATTTGAGTCACCGGGCTTTCCCCAATGTTACCCAGCATCGTATTGACGGCTTCGAGTTTTGTAGTGAGTGGCATAATTTTAAAAATGAAAAAATACCCCGTCCCCAACTTAATGAGGACGAGGCATGAATTTAGTGTGTGCTATTAGCTAGCAGCAGATGAAGTGGTGTTAACCACAACAGCAGACTCAGGGCGAAGAACGCCGAGGCCCATTGCATACTTAGCAACAAAGAGAGTAGACTGACGTTCAATCAGATACTCAGACTCAGTCGCAAGGTCGAGGAGCTTAACGCACCCAACAGCAGATGAGTGCCCAGCAACGAAGCCAAGGTCGTTAACGGCGCTTCCGCCAGTAGCAATCCCCGTAAGGTCACCGTTGTAACCCGCGTCGTCGTTAGCCACAGCAGTCCCCGCAAACGGAGAGTTCGCAACGTTTGCGTCGTCAGCATTCTGGCCACTTACAGCAACCTGAACACCAGCAATGTGTGGACTCTTGTAGAGACGGATTCCTGCAACTTCAATAATAGTGCCTTTAGCAGCATCAGCAGAACCACTCGAGGTGTCCTTGTTGATTGCTACGTTGTCAGCAGTGAGCAACTTGTAATACTGGAACGGAGTCAAGATGGCAAAGCGGCCATCAGATGGGACCTCTTTCTCGTCAAGTGAACGAGCACACTCAAAGAGTGCTTCAACAAGTCCTCCAGCAGTCATAGTGTCTGCACCAAGAAGCTCAGTGCCTGTAGGCCCACCAGAGTAGTTAGCAGTGGTGGTGAGACCAGCAGCAAACATTGTCTTAAGGATCTGGATGTCCAAACGCTTAGCGAGTGCCTTTCCGAGCTCTTTTCCGTAGATGCTACGGAGGTCGTAGTGGTTCTTAACTTCATCAATTCTTGGAATAAGAGTTGAAGCGACGAGCATGTCGTCAATGTTAATTACCTTCTCGTTGTGAGCAATCTGAGACAAGTAGTCCCTGCCTGATACGTCCGTTGTGTTTAGCAAGTCTTCACCAGGAATGTGATACTTGGCTTCTGCCTTGCCTGTTACGGGGAACTGTGCGCTCTTTCCACTGGAAATCGTGCGAGTCATGATGAGGTCTTTAGCAACATTTGATTCATCAAACGCTGTAAGAATCTCACCGCTAAATACTTTCAGGAACAGAGCGTTTTCCGCAGCAAAGTTTGTTGCGTTGTTCGCTAGTCGTGCTCCTGTGCCATTCACTTTACCCGGAATGGATGGGAATCTATCTAGTGCCATAATAAGTTTTGGTTATAGTTTGTTTTGTTTATTTTGTCCGTAGTCGTTAGTCACCAACGAAACGATCAGTTGTCTGACGCATCAGGCTGAAGGTTTATTGTTTGATGTCCTTGGGTTTATTGGACGCAATGAAAGTTTAATTTAATACGCAGAGTTGCTGAATGCACCCACGTATGATTGTGTAAGTCGTTCGGTTATCCTCCTCAGTGTCGTCTTCACTGTAGGTGGGGTGCCAACACGTTACATTAAGGAAAGTTTTATCTATATGCTCTACGATGCCATACACGGTGCAGACTAGGGGTTTCCCTAAGTCTTGTGCATGGTCAAGAAACACAATCCTTACGATGTCTTCGAGCTCTACTTCTTGATTCGTAGCTTCACACGCGCAGCAGGAGTGTTGGCAACAAACTGTTTGCCCTTCGCACCAGCACGTTTCTTCTTGCGTGCAGTTGAGGCCCTCTGTGTCTGGCTTAGGCTTTTCGCTTTCGATGATGGAAGACATCTGTCTGGATTTTTCTTGTTCTTTGAGGTTCCGCATGGTCCTTTGATTTTACCGTCAGTGCCTATTCGGACCCAGTTCTGCTTGCGCCACTTTGCTAGTTCACCCACGTTTCTTTTTGATTTTAAGTTTAGACCGCTTGCCCTTACCGTAGTTCGGGTCTTTGCAGTATTTCGATGCCGCCATGTTAGCGTAGGCGCTCGGATACTTATCGAACTTGCGCTTAGCCCATGCGATTCCTTTAGGACATATTTTAGCCATGCTTCACCTGAAGGTTACTTGTTCTTTCACTTCTTCTTTTTGATCACAAGACCAGCGCGTTTAGCTGCTTTCTTCGCTGCTTTTTTACCAGCAGCCGTATAGGGGTATTTCTTTTTTCCAACTTTAGGCATAATTTTATATAGTTAACATTTCCAGCGTCGCAGTGCTAACGCTTTGCGCGTAGGGCGTCCCTTGGCGTCTTTCATAGGGCCCTTAACGCCACTCATGCGTGCACAGAATGATTTCTTACGAGGGCCACCACCAGGCTGGGGTTTCTTAAGTTTACTCCCAGTCTTGTTGTTGTAGTATTTCCGTCCCTTCTCGGTAAGGCCACCTTTCTTAGACTTGTGTTCCTTCCGTAGGCTGACTCCTTGACGTCTCATGATTATAGTAGTTGTTGAATCCGTTAGCCAAAGCAGCGCCTAAGCTATCGTGATTAAGTTTAAATTGATCCCAGTCGTCCATGTTGGACCCGAAGAACGGCTCAGCGATCACTGAGGGGCATGGAGTAACCCGGAGAAACTTCGAGCCTCGTTCTTGCTTTGTCCGTGGCTTAATGCCTCTGTCCCTTGTTTTAAATTCATTTACAACAACCTCCTGTAGACACTCAGCGATCTTCTTGCCCTTGCTGGACCTGTGCCAGTAGAGCATCTCGCTGCCGTGTGCTGACGCGCTTGCTGAGTTAAAGTGGAGCTCTATGGCCGCCTTGACCTTCTTGGCCTTTAAGAACGTCCCTAGCCACTCCATGGCATCAAAGTAATTATTCCCTTGATACTCACAGACAATCATACTGGGAACATCAAGGTGCTCCTTCATTGCCTTAGCCACCCGTAGGTTGTAATCCCACTCAGTGGTAGTGTTGTCGCACGAGGAAGCCCCCATGTCTACCGCACGACTATGCCCTACGCAGATCGCTAAGATCGGCTCAGCGTCCTCTTGGGGGACTTCTGGGCCACTGAACCATGCACTACAACTCATTCTCTAGGTAGTTAATGTAGTGAAGAAGTGCAGAGATGGTCTGTTTCTCGTCCTTGTCAAAGTCGTGGGCATCAAGCCTCTGGATCATTTCGGGAATCCGGCTTGGCTTGAGTGTCGTGCACCCACTTGTTGATAAGGATGCGATGACGATTGTGCCTGCGATTAGCAAGCTCTTTAGTGTATTCATCTCTTATAGAAAGAAAAAGCCTCCCCAGTGACGGGAAGGCTATAAGTAACTTAACAATAGACCCGATCATTTGTCTTTGGCTTTCCCTACGTTAAGAGCGAGCCAGTCAACGACCTTGTAGAGCTTAGCTGCCCAACTGTCATCGGCAGGTGTCGGTGTTAACGCTGCGATAGCTGATGCTGCTGCAACGATAGCCGTAAGGGTGCTAATGAGGGTGTCTTTGTTGTCGATGATGTAGTTAATAATGTTCATAATCTAAAGGACGTCAGAGATTGCAAGGCGTCGTTGGACCTCGTTGCGATACGCGGGGTCACTGTTATACCTAGGGTCACGCATAGCCATGCTGACTTGCTTGGACGAACCAAACGGAGCCACTGCATTGCCCGAGGTGTTCCCTTGGACGAGCGTAGGGGTTGCCCCACTGGCCGATTGATACTGAGCATAGAGCCCTTGGACTGCTACCTTAGCTTGGTCGATGGTTCCCTTCTCAACAATCTCGTTAAACGCATCTACCGAGGCATCATCAAGGGACTCATTGGCCCACTCAGCCATCGCTGCGTAGTTCTCTTGGCCACCTGCAATATCAAATACTGCACTGGTCTGACTCTCAGCGATTGCTTGTTGTCCAGCTATATACGACTCAACGAGCTCACGAGGAAGCCCTGAGCCCTCCAGTGACTTGAAGGTCTCGTCACTGAGTGTCCCTGATTCCATGAACTCCTCAGTGGCTTGGTTAATTGATTGAAATGCCTCAGACGGCTCAGCGGTCTCGGTTGGTTCCTCAGTGGGATTGCCAAGCTTCGACTCTAGTTCACCATAGGCTTTCGCCATGTCTTCTGGGCTTGAAAACTTCTCAGGGAGCCACTCAGGGCGGTCCTGTGCTTGTTCCTCGGACTCAGGCGCTAAGCCATCCCCGAGTTCTTGTTGTAGTGCCTCCTGCTTGTCATCCCAAGCTTGGGCCATTGCTTCTGTGTTATCAGTTGCTTCTTGTTCTTGCACTGACGGGCTTACCATCGTGCTGGTTTGTAGTTCGGCCATTTATTTATTATTCGGGTTCAGGTGCCCCTTGTTGCCGTTGTTGTTCAATAGATTGGTCAGAAAGGGCCTTAATGCCTTGAGGTGCTACTTGCTGCAACATAGCCATCTGTTGGGCTTGTTGTTGTTCAGCTTGCATCTCTTCCTGGCTCTTAACGAGTCCAGCGGTCTTGATGCCTAACGAGGTTGCTCGCCTCTGGAAATATTCTCCAACATTCACAAACTCAGCAACAGCTTGTGGGCCTACCACTTGCGCTGCGCCTGCAAGGAACAAGTCAAGTTTCTGTAGGTCGTTCCCTCGGCCTAGCGCCTCGACCCCTGTGATAATCACTGGGCTCACTACGTCCTTAGGGAGGGCAGGTAGCTTCTTCTTGCGCTTCATGACATCCATGAGCCTATTGACAAAGGGCATCTGCATCTCAGTTGACAACAACGAATACAACCCCCCAAGGGCCGACTCGAGCTCTTGTGAAAGCATACGGATCTCCTCGGCAGTCACTCGCTCAGCATTACGCACAACACCCGAGGTAAGCAAGAAGGCCGAACCGAGTCGGTCAGAGATCACTTGGATCGACGCTTGGGCGGTCCTAAAGTCGTTCACCTTGTTTAGTTGTAGTGTTGTTACATCAGCAGCGTTGCCTTGGACGATAGCGCCACTAGGGCTCTCAGCTAACGTCCGGGCCCGTGTAGTGCCATTAGGATTCACCAGGAACATCACCTTGGCCGCTGCCGCTGATCCCTCAACGATGGCCCGAGTGAGTCCCTCAAGTGACTGTAGGTCACCTAAGTATTCTTCGACATAACCACGACCATAACTCTCTCCGTCAATCCGGGAGAACCTAAGCGGGATGAATGGATTCTTGTCAGCCTTCACGGTGCCCCCTGAGCTTGGTAGCGCGACCCCGTTGACATCTTGGTAAATCACAAAGTTATCCCCTTCCCGGCAAGCAGCCGTGTAGAGGTGAATCTCGTCAGTGGGTTGTCCTCCAGAGCTCGCTAAGGCCTCTTTGACCTCATCGTCCACAGCCTCGTAGCTAAGGTTCTCTTTGGTGGCGATGTGAAGCACGTTGCCCATCGGGTCTCGGTCAACCACAAAGCGGTCCAAGTGAAACACTCGGATGCCTCCTTCGTCAGGTAAATACAACAACACATTACCAGTCACGATAAGATGCTTAAGGGCCGCATGGATAGCAGTCCGGTAAGCCTCACGGCTAATCTCACTCATGACCGACTCCTCGACTTGTTGTAGACTGGTTTCAATCTCGGAAATAAGCTCTTCAGGTGCCCCTTCGTTAGCCAGGGCATATTTGTCGATGTTCAATCGAAAGAACGGGGCGTTAGGCGGAAGGAGTGCTAACAGTAATTTAGAGGCGAGGTTATTTACTCCGCGAGCCCCAACGCCCTGAAAAGGTGTTTCAAGTCTGCTGTGTGCACCGTGCCCCTCTTCGGGCATGACATACGGAAGGGTAAGCTTAGAGCACGACCTGGCGCGGTCTAAGTATTGGTAGCGCTTCCCTTCAAGGGTGTCGTATACGGATTTAGCAGTTTTGAAATTCATGATAAGTCCTCAGTAGGTTGAGGTTTGATTGATAAAAATTCTAGTTGAGTAAGCTCTTGGACACCCTCGGTCCCCTCTAACATAGCGTCATCGTTGGCAGTAAAGCGCCAGCAGTCGATGGCTATGAGTCGCCCTGAGCCGTCAGTGGCTTCGGAAAGGTTTTCGACAGGTGGAAGTCCGGTGAGCGTAGTGCCTTGCTTGTTGGGATACCCACGGTCTGAGTCTACGGAACTAACAAGTCCTGTATAGAGTTCGTCTGGCTGAACAACATAGTATCGAAACCCTGTGTCAGCGCGTGACTGCTCAATGTCTGTAAGTGGTTCTTGTTCGTCGTCCATTAGTCAGGTAGGTCTAGTAGTTCAAGCTCATCGACCATCTCAAGGTCTTCTTCGATAGGCGGCTCCCAGCGTAGTCGCTGTAGGTAAGTCTCAAGGTTAATCTCTTCGATACCCTCTAGGTCAAAGTCGTCGGTCTCAAGGATGCCACTGCGTTTAACACAATACAGTCGGTCGCTGTTGGTCTCTGGGTCTAAAAATGTCTTATCCCATACGGCCAACCACCGCTCAGTGCCGTCACCGTCAGGTAGACCTCGGGCTTCGTTACCGGCGGCTGTGAGTGTCTCGTAGGATTGCTCGTTGGAGAACCGGAAGAATCTAT